TTCGATCATATTCAAAATGACGAGTACATGAATGCCGCGTCAGTTATTCAAAAAATCGCGGAGGGGGAGCCGGATTATGATGAAAACCCAGAGGCTGCGACAAAAAGAAAGGCGGGGTCCGTTTATAAATTTTTAAAGGGTGGAAACAGAAAAAAGCCGCCGCGTGGCCAAGACAAAAAAAGGGCCGGTTCAATTAAAACAATGATACAGGTTATAGTTGCCGCGGGACTCGATCCGGCCGACGTGATACGACAAGCAATGGGCGACAGCGCAGGCTGCGCTGTCTGTGGCAAAATATCCCACTTCCGCGTACCAAAACTCGTAGATAAATATATCGGCAAACTCAGAGAGCTGGAAATCCTCGATGTCCAACGATTCATCGAACTGGAGTCTCGTCTCGATCTGGAGCTGGAGCTGGCAAAAAGGAGGGTCAGTAACCACCTCGACGGGACGGGCACCCACGGGGTGTCCGATTCAAAAAAATCATACCCCTCTCGCTGTATCGCCGGGCATCAACGGGGGGGGCAGAAAAAAACAGCCTGGCAGGAGGTAAATAAATGAAGCGCCTACTTATAGCCTGTTGCGCCCTTCTGGTGGCCGGATGCGCCACCCACGGCACCAAAGTCGAGCAGGATCAGCTCTCCAAGATCGAAGAGGGCGTGACGACAAAAGCACAGATCGTTGAAATGGTGGGGGCCCCGGATCACATCGCGCTGGTCGGTGAGGGAAAAGAGGTGCTGATCTATGAGCACATCCGGTCCAAAAACACCGTTCAGAATTTCATCCCGGTGGTGTCTCTGGTCCAGAGCAAATACGAGCAGGAAATCACCCAGACCAATTTTCTGATCGGCAAAGATGGCGTGCTGGAAAAGATCAGCACGAACACCACCGAAAAGGATGTCAAGGCCGGGTTGTTTGAATAGTGTCGGTCCACCAGTTAGAAGATGGCCGGTGGATCGTTTGCGCCCGGCCCGGGGCGTGGCCCGGGGATCCAAACCGCACCCGGGAATATTTCGGCCGGGGCATGGCCGCCCGGGCAAAGGCGCTTAAAGCCGATGCCGCCCTGATCCGGAGACGGCGCCAGGCGGTGGACGGCCCGTACTTTGTCGAAATCGCCGCAGCATACCAAAAAAGCCGCCAAACCAAAAACACCCCGTCAACCCTTTCGGATCTCGCCTGGAAGCTGTCTGCCGTTATCCTGCCCGCGCTCGGGGATCTTCCCGCCCTTTCGGTCAACCCCGAAGCCCTCGACGATTTTGTGGCAAACGGCCGCACTGCCGGCCGAAAGGCGACCACCATCCACCGGCACCTGTCCATTATCAAGGCTGTCATGGCCTGGGGCGTTGAAAAGCGCCTGCTGCCCTACAACCCCGCCGCAAAATACCGGATGCCAAAAAGAGATGATGCCGTGATCCAGCCGCCGACCGCAGACGAAACCCGGCGCATATTGGCACAGGCCCCCGGGCACCTGAAACGGGCGCTGGTGCTGTCCTATTATACGGGCATCCGGCCCGGGGCGTCCGAGCTTTTGGCGCTCGAATGGGCGGCGGTCGATTGGGATGCCGAAACCCTGTTTGTGGTGTCGGCAAAAAAGCACGGCCCGCCGCACCGGACGGTCCCGGTCCACCCGGACCTTTTTGATCTGCTCAACTGTTGGTATGAGGACGATTTTCCATCACCCGGGCCGATCATCCAATATAAAGGAAAACCGGTCGGCACGCTGAAGCGCTCATGGGCCACGGCCAAACGAAAAGCGGGGGTTGTGCGGCGGCTCCGGCTGTACGATCTTCGCCACGCAGCGATCACGGCGATGCTCGATGCCGGGGGTGATTTAAAGGCGGTGTCAGAGATTGCCGGCCACGCTTCGCCGGAGACCACGCTGCGGATCTATCAGCATACATCGGCGGCTCTCAGGAGGCGGGCGGCGGCGGGACACCCGGGACTGGTAGGTAAAAACCCTCAATAAAACTTTCCCATGCGATTCACTTTTTCCTTGACAAATGTTTCCCGTGCGCTATAATAAGGTTAAACAATAACAAAGGAGGCGCACAATGGATTTAAGATTTAACTATGAAAAAATCCGGGACGAAATAAACCGGGCCGACTTTGGCTACATTGATAGCGAAAGCGCCCTTGCAAAAGATGTGAAAAGGCGGCTGCACGAACACATCGACATGATCTTGGATCTTGAAAAAGAAAAGCAGCAGATAGACAGCCTTATTCAGGAACAGAGGGCGGTTTTAAAAAAAGAAGCTGAAAAGTGGGGAATTTAATCAAGGTGCTAACCACAACCCAAACCGCAAAGCGCCTGGGCCTGTCCGTTCAGCGGGTCCGGGCGCTGATCAAAGAGGGTAAGCTCCCGGCCGAGAAGGTGGGCCGAGACTGGGTGATCCGTGAAAAGGATCTGAAGCGGGTCAAGGTCTACGGGAAGGCCGGGCGTCCGGTAAAACATGGTAAAACAAACGGCTTACCAGCGAAATCGGCAAACCCGCGCCGGTAGGGGTTCGGCGCGGCGGGCGTTGCGTTCGGGACGCTGGGGTCGCGCGTTCAAATCGCGCCTTCCCGACCAATAAAAACACAACCCGTTTCGGTAGGTTATAACTAAAAGCGGGGTCGGCCAGAAATGGCTGGCCCCGTTGTTTTTGGTAAATTGTTTTACCAAAACCCGCGCTGGTCTTGCAAAAATCGCCGCGGTTTGTTTTTTCGGTCATACCTTGCCTTGGCGGCCCGACACCTTGAACACCGACATCCGCGACGGTAGGCGAAGCATGTGCCGTGGACGATGGGTCGCCTTCTCAAAATCCCATGAAAAACCCTGTGGCAATGCGGGCAGATCGCCACGCAGTTTTTTAACTCATCGCAGATGCGCTTGTGAGACCACGACCAAATGCGGTGCGATTCTTTTTTATCTGGGTCTATGTGGTGTATCTCAAGGCCGTCGGTTTCACCGCAAAAAATGCACGGCCCCATGTCAGCCATGTATTTTTCCCGGCGCTTTTTCATCCAGGCGAGTTGATATTCCCGTTTTTTATCCCCATCGTATCCCATCTATCCTTTCCCCCTTACCACGGCCAACAGCGAATAACCCATGATGTCGCGCCACGGTGACTCGCCAAATGCGTCCCGGTCGGTGGCGATCCGAAACAGCTTGTCGATCACCCGCACGACCACCAGGGCATCGTCCATCTGCTCGGGGCTGATGCCGTCCGGGTATAAAATCCGCATCACGGCCCCGGATTTTCCAAAGCTGTCGCCGTAGGCCGCTTGTTTTTCCTCGACCAGTTGGGCAGTTTTGAGGGCCTGGGCGTTGTATTGGCTCATCGCACATAAATCCTGTTGACAGAAGTAACGAACCGCCGGGAGTCCACCAGAAAAAGCGCCTGCTGCGGCGGCTCAAAGTCAGCCTTTATTCCCACGGCATAGGCGTTGTACCCGATCACCGACCCCACGGACAGAAAACGCGCCGGATTGATCATTTGGTGCCAGTGCCCGAAGACATCATAGTCGGCGTGTCGCGCCTTGTTCCAGGCGGATATTGCCTTGTTCATCGGGATGGTCAACCCGCCGATGCCGCCCATGTACCGGATGCCATCCCCGTGGTGAAATCGCAGGGTGTAGCCCAGGACCGGCTGATAGACGTGGTATGCGTCGGCAATGACAAATTCGACTTTCCCGGCGTAGGTCCGGGCCAGGAATTGATATAAAAGCCACTCGTGCGAGTGTCGGGACCGCCCGGCGTATCGGATCCGCTCGGTGTCGCGGCCGTGGTTCCCGTCGCAGCAGACGCAAACGATCTTTTTATACCCGCCATGCTCCAACAGGTAGTCCAAACCGGAGGTGATCAGGTCCAGCACAAACAAAATTTCCTCTTGCGGGGTGCCGGCGTTGTCCTCTTTCTGGTCGTCGTGGAGCATATTTGTCATCAGGTCGCCCAACAGGGCCAGCACCAGGGTGTCAATTTTGATCCCCGCCCGGTGAATTTCGGTCCAGGCCACGATGGCCCTGAAAAATTCCTCCACCGATGCCTGGCAGATCTCCGGGGTGTATTCGTTCAGGCCGTTGACGTTGGCAGGTTTGACCGCTTCAAATGCGTGCCAGTCGCACCCGACGGCGACGGCCACGGCCTGCCCGGTGCCGGTTTTGCCCTCGTGTTCGATTTTTGGCGGCTTTGAAAACGCGCCGTCGAGCAGATCAAGCCACGCACAGTCGGTCTTGAATCCGTTGAAATCGGCCAGCAGGTTATCATAGCGGCGCACGGCGCGGTCTCGATCCCGGCGCAGGTCGGCCATGGCCGTGTCAACCTCATGCTGTTTTCGGGCATCCACCTCGGCCTTAAATTCGTCAACCGGCTTGCTTTTCTTTTTGCTCATCGCTGGACCGCCTTTCGCATTTCGTCTATGATTTTGGGGTGGCCCCAGACAATTTCATCCCCGGGCACCTTTACCTGCAGGTGTTTGTATTCGTCGGCAAACCGGCGCCACTTGGAAACCGGCACACCGCACGCCTCCCGAAACTCCCGGTCCCGCATCCACGACGGTTCGCCATTGTCTGTCAGGTGGGCTTCGATGCCGGATTCGATTTTTCTAGGGATAATCACGTTGTCATCATAGCGCATTTTGAAGGCGTCCAGGGTGCGGCGGGTGGGGGACTTTGGGTTTTTGGCCTTGGTGCGGCGGCCGACGGGGCCGGCCAGTATCTCATAGCAGTATTTCGTGGTGAATCCGTCGCCAAGAATCTTTGCCAGTTCAGCCGCGCCAGCGCCGGGGTGTTTTTTGTGGGCCTCTAAAATTGCCGCCTTTTTGCTCATGGGTGCTCCTATCGGTTACACTGTCAGTCCTCCCACGGCATCAGCTTGCCGCAGACATAAACGTCCGGGTCATAATACCGCGGGCCGGGGTCGGGCATCTGCTCGATAATTTGCTCCAGCAGTTCGGTGATCTGTTCCAGGCATTCGCTCAAATCTGTGTCCATTTTGTCGGGGCTTTGCTCGGCCGCAGCGGGTTTTTTCACCCCGTAGCCCGGCTATTTAAAAAGATCATCAATTCGGTTTTGCACTTCTTCCGCCCATGCGTCCCGGCACCACCGGGGGCCGCACACCACGCGCAAAAGCGGCCGATCGTATTCGATCTCCACGCCAAAGCGCCGGGCGGCATCAAACGCCTGGAACACGATTGACGCCTCTGCCGGGCCGACCAGGCCGTAGCGAATATCTTGAAAGGCCAGGTCCACGTCAGCAGACGGACCCGCCGTGATCGTCCACAATCTTTTCGATACGGCCGATCAGTTCCATCACCAGGTCGTCGTCCTCGCAGTTGAAAGACACCTGCTGCGTGTAGGGGTCCACCTCGATTTCGACCCCGTATTCGTCGGCCAGCGCCTGAAACTTTTGTGCGACCACGGCGTTAAGCTGCACCACCGGATCGGGGTCAACCTGTGCCATTTTCGATCTCCCGCTCCCGCTCTTCGATCCGCAGAAGCTGAAAGGTGGCCTCTTCGACGATGAGCTTTGCCCGCCTCCGGACCTCCCGCCAGGCCAGTTTCTTTTTCAACAGCCGGTGCTTTTCCCGTGCCGTTCGTGTGAATGGAATCATGCCGCCGCCCTCCACAAGTTCGGGGTCGGTGAGGATCACTTACCGGCTCCGCGCCGGTCCTTGTCCTTTTCGCCCTTGCTGGTGCCGAAAAAGTAGGACAGGACCATGCCGAATCCGGTCGCCACGGCCCCAAGGAGCTGGTTCAGTGGGCCGATGTTGGCCTCAGGCAGGTCGATAAAATACATCATGCCCACCAGGCCGAAGAAGCAAAGCGCCACGACCCAGGCCAGGGCATACAGGGACAGGTCACGCTCCCCGGTGGCCCTCGTGGTTGCAATCTCCCGTTGACGTGCGCTCTGCCGGTCAGCCAGATATGCCTGTTCCTGCTGGATCAAAAGCCGCTGGATCTCGACACGCTCCCGGCTTTCAATCTCCCGCAGCTTTACGGCCGCCTCGGGGTCGGCACCGATCGCAGCGGCCAGTTTTGCCGGGTCTTTTGCCGCCGCGTCAGGGTCCACGCCAAACATCCCGGCCACGGCGGAAATCAAACCCCCGGCAATCGGCCCGGCCGGGCCGGTGATCGGCGCGGACAGGGCCAGGGCCTTGCCCAGCAGCGGGGCGTATTCTTTGACTTTTTCTCCGATGTCGGTGAAGTTCATTTGCTCTCCCACAAAAGTTTGTCAACGAACCCGACCTCGAGGGCGTCGGAGCCCGTAAGCCAGTATTCTTTTTTGTTCACCAGCTCATCTAGTTCCTTTTTGTCCACACCGCCGACCCGCTCTAAAATCCATCGGTGGGCGTTGTCCTGCAAGTGCCGGTAGACATCGGCCTCATCCGACAACTTGCTCGGGGTCTTTTCGTCGAACATCACCCACGACCGAACCTCGTGCCACATCAGTTCGGCGTGGGGCGCTGCCGCGCGGACCTCTCCCGCCTGGAAAATCAGAAACCCGGCAGAAAATGCCATGCCTTTAATCTGGGTCTCGATCTCGAAGCGGTCATGCCACCCAACAATGATACCGACAATTCGCCACGCCTCGAACACCGCCCCACCTGGAGACTGAACCTCGATAATCACTTTTGTGATTTCAGGGTGCCAGTTCAGATATTCAAAGGCGTTGTTGATGTAGTGGGCGGCAATGGAATCCAACAGGATGTACCCAACAAATTCCCCGGCACGGTATAAAACCCTTACGCCAGCGGGCGGGTCATATTTGGCTGTCGGTGAGCTTTCCTTTAACGGCCACCCCATGCCCGCAGCGGGGCGCTCGACATGACACCGGGCACAGTCCCAATAATCACCCTTTACAAGCGTTACGGGGCAATAACCGGCCTTCGGTTGGCCTGCCTCCGCCACATCTGCCGCAGCTTCGGCGGCATCCACGGTTTCTTCTCCGGTCGGCATGGCGTATCCCTGCGCGACAAAAGCCGCGAGCAGCAGGGCCAATGCGATTGCGATTGACTTTTTCATTTTCATGCTCCTTCCGGCGGGTATTCCCCCGTCTTCATCATTTCTGCCAGTTCCAGGGCACGATTGCCCACTTGCCTGGCCCACCTGGAGTCGAGCATTTCAAGCCTTGCCGCCCCCCAATCCCCCCGCCGGACGGCCGCCAGAAATCGCTTGAATTTCAAAAGGGTGGGCAGGCCCATGTTGAAAATCATGTTGACCAGCACATCCCGCCGGGCATCGTCTAAATCAATGCCGAGCTTTTCGTATTCCTGGTGGGCAACGTAAACGTCGTTCCAGAAAATTTTGCGCCAGATGTGGTCGGGCAGGGTTGACCCCACGGCGAAATGGTGCCCAATGCCTCCGGTCGGGTTGCCTTCCGTGTCAAGGTAGATGTCGGCCCGGTATCCTTCGTGGCGCTCAAGGATGTCCATGCCCCTTTCAGTCATCATTCCCTGTCCCCCAATAAGTATCGGTGAATGTCATCGACTTGGTTTGCCACATCGCGCACGTTGCGTTCCAGGCGGTCGGCAATCCGCATGACTTCTGCTTTTGTGGCGTAGGTTTTCGGGGCGGCTGAGACTTCGTGGAACAGGTAGGATCCGAATCCGATCAGGCAGGCGGCGACGACCAGTCGCCAGATTACAATGACATTTGCTTTTGATTTTCCGTTTGTGCTATCCATTTTCAGCCCTATCCGCTCCGTTCGGTTAGGGTCAGGGGGTCGGCCCGGGTTTGCCGACCCGGGTCGACCCTCGCCGGCTTTATACTGTAAAGGCCACGGAAAGCCCCTGTAAATAAGCGTCCTGAGAGCCGTCGGTGCATTTAATGTAAACCTTTGCTTCGACGTCATTCCCGGCGAGACTGCTAATGTCGGTTTCGGAGCTTTCGCCCCATAGATATGCCGATGCTGAAACGATTTGCTCGTCGCCAATCGTTACCGTGCTAGAGCCGTCGTCGAGTATGATTTTCAGATAAGCGCCGTCGGTGCCATCGTCGCATTTCATACGAGCTAAAAATTTCATGCTGCTTGCGTTGCTCGGAACCCACATTCCGAAAGACATATTCGGTGATGCCGGATAAGCGCCCGTTTCGGAAAGCGCGGTTTCCTCGGAATTCATGACCACCATTTGAAGCGATGTCGTCGGCAGAACAACCGGCGGACCATCCACATCGTTGTGAACGTGCCCCGTAATTTTTGACAGAAAATTACCGGTAATAATGTAGTCGTCGCCCGACCGTGCCCCGTCCGAATACAGGTTATCCCCGGCGCATTCGACCCGGTTATTGGCCGCTTCGGTGTCATCGATGGTATAGGGGTTGCCCTTGGCGTTGCCGCTGG